GTGCCGGGAGCGTCGAAGGCGATGGTCTTGCCGTCCGCGTCCACGTAGATCGGCTTGCCGTCGGAAATCTCGGCGTAGGTCTTCCCGTTGATCTCGACCGTCTTGAGCTGCATTGCCAGTCCCTCAGGGGCTCCGCCCCGTGCCGATGGGTCATCCGACCCGTCCACCCGCCGGCATCCGCCGTCCGGGCACGAAAAAGCCCGCCGAAGCGGGCCTGTCGTCGCAGTCTCCCCACATTGCGAGAACCAGTCAGGTGCTCATGGAGAGTTTGTCGTGTTGCGCCAAGGTTTTGCCCGTGACGCAGTAGATAGGGGTAACGGCTATTGCCGCTTGATCGCCCACACTCGGTTGTTCTAATCTGGGTTGGATCACACGCGAGGAGCCAACATGACTGCGCTAGCGAAATCTCGCCCAGATTTGCAACTCAAGCTAAAGCTAGCCTACGAGAAAGTTCTTGCCGCCATAGGTGAACCGCCGGAGTACGGCAGCGAGGTTCACGTAAAACGGATAAAGGAGGCTATAGCCTCGCTAGGAGTCACCGACGGCTCCGGCTGCCGCCGGCTGCCCGCGGCAGTCAAGGCTCGTATTGTTTGCTCGGCTATAGCGGCCAAGCTGATGGGACACGACAATTCTGAAGAAGGCCTGTTCCACCCAGACGGGGACCTGATCTTCGACGCGGTTATCGCCTTCATGGAGGAATACTTGCAGCGTCGGGATGGAGGCTATGGGCATATGCCCGACTGGATGGCAGACGACTACGAGCTTAGTTAGCTCGCCTCATCCCCGTATCAGTTCCGTGATCTCGCCCCGGGCGAGGCAGTGGGCGCAGGCCCACACGTCGGTCCCGCCCGTCTTGCGCCCCTGCGGCGTGCGCCGCGGCGCCAGCGTCACCTTCACGACCGCGCTGGTCGCGATGCCGAGCGGCTCGCAGTTCCAGCACGTCACCTGTTCGTCGCTCGCCAGCGTCCGCCGCGCACCCGCCCGGGGGCGTGCGGTGGTCCGGCCGCCGGTCACGGCGCGAAGCGGGGGCGCTTTCTCAGGCACGGCGCGGACTATGCCGCAAGCCCGGCGCGCGCGAAAGCCGCCGCGTCCCGCTTTCGCAACTCCTCAAGCGTGAACTCGTCGCCCGTCCGCAGATCAACGAACCGGTCCATCGGCAGCTTGCCGTCGAGGAACAGCTTCGCCTTCGTCTCGCCGAGCACGTCAACCACAAAGGCCCGCGGCTGCTTGGCGAGCCACTCCCCGTAGGTCTGGTCGGCCGGGACCTGCCCGTCCATGCTGGCGCGCGTACCGGGCGGCGCCTCGTCAAGGTCGATGCCGAGATCGCGCCACGACTTCGTCACCGGGGCGATGGTCGACCGGCAGCGGAAGTGAGCCGGCGGGCGCGGGCCGCTGTCCACCGGATAGAGCTTGCCGTCGCGCGCCCGGCAGATCGCCGTGGTGCGGCCGTCGAGCGTCGAGACCCACTGCACACCCTTGAGGATGTCGGCGTTCGCCTCCATCGTGTCCTGCCGCGCCGCGGTGGCGACGTGGTTGACCGCGGTCCGCACGACACCTTCCGCGTCGCGCCGGCTGATCTCAAGAATGCCGTCCGCGTACTGGTTCGCCCGCGTGCCGCGCACCCGGCGGACCATCTGGTCTATCGTCTGCCCTTCCACTACGCCGATGCGCAGCGCATCGCGAATGCGAGCCGCCGCGGCGTCGGACAGGCCCGACATCCACTCGCTGAGCAAACGCCCCTGAAACGGTCGGCGCGTCGCAGCCGCCCTCACCTGTTCCGGCGACGGCGTGACGTAGTCCAAGCGAACCGGGATCGTCTCTTGTAGCACCCGGACATTGTAGGTCCGTTCGTGCTCCGCGAGGTCTTCCAGTTCCCCCCGGAGGGCGCGGTGGACCTGTTCGTAGGCGGAGGCACTAAGGTTGTGAATAGCGTCTAGAATCTGCTCCAGCCGCGCCCGCTTCGCCTCTCGCCCACCGTCTACGTCGAGGCTTTGAATCTGTGCGACGATGTCCGCGTCGGTTCGGTTGAGCAAAGCGACCATGCGGCGCACGATCGTCGTGCTGTACCGCGTGAGATAGACCTGATGGCGCGTCAGGAGGTCGGCGAGCGTTTCGTTGACCGTGGGCACGTCAGGCCGCCTGCGCACTCACATCGTCGCCCGCATTTGCTCCAGCAACATTGGTTGCCGGGAGGGGCATAGCCCCCAGCGCCGGCGGCTCTTCGTCGAGCCTGTCCTGTTCCTCTTCCGGGTCGAACTGCGGCCCGAGCACGTTGCGGCGGCGCAGTTCGTCCCAGTACGTCTGCAAAGAGATGTCCCGGCTGCCGCGAGCCGCGACCAGCGTGCGCAGCGCCTCAGCATCGCTAGACGAAACGCCGAAGTCGGTATGGACGAAGACCTCAGTCGTGTCCGCCTCGCCCATCCACATCGCCGTATAGCTGAACGCCAGCTCCAGCGCGTCCTTGAGACCCATCGCCCATGACTGAACGGCGGAATGCGCCTTTGCCTCGTCGATCGCCTGCCCGGTCGCCGTCGTGTTCCCGGTGCGGGGAAGCATCGGCTGAAGCGCAAGGCGCCGCATGTCCTCGATGATCGATGTGACGTGGTTGCGGACTTCCTCGATGTTGGCCGCGTCCGGCTGGACATAGAGCCAGCGGGCCGGGGCGCCCGTGCCAGTCTGCCCCGAGTAGAGTACCCGCTTCGGCCCGATTGTGACAGGCGGCGGAGCCGCCATGCCTTCCACCTGCATCGGGGCCATGACGCCCTCGCCACACAGCATCGGCGAGCCGGCGAACGTGAGAATTTCGTCCTGCCGCGAGAGGGCTCGGTAAAGCTCCATCTGCATTTCGGCAAGGTCGTGAAGGGGCGGTCGGACCTCGGCGTCGCCGATCCTCTCGCCCGTGAAATACGGCACCAGCGGCACCACCTGCAGCGTAGTAGTTCCTACAGCTTCGGAGGTGTACTCGTCAATACCCGTCGTTGCGTTCTTCGTTTTACGCCAAAGTTCCCATCTGCCGGGCTCAAGCACACGCACGCGCTCGACAGTCTCCTCACCGTATCCGCCCTCCTCCCGCTCCACCGTCACTTCGCGGATGCGGACGTGCTTGACCACATCGCGGCCCGCGACGAACTCGGTATAAAGGGCAAGGATGTCTTCGGCCTGCACATGCACCCAATAGGGGCGCGCGCCCGACGACAGTTCTTCGGCTCGCGTCCTGTTCGGTGCGTCGGTGGGGTAGTCCACCAGGATCGCGTGCATGCCCTTCGCAACGCCCTTGCGGAACACCTCAGCGGCGAAGACGTGCAGATTGTTGCCACGCCCATCCACGTCTTCGGCAATTGAGCGGATGCGTGCCGGCGGCTCCCCCTGTAGCGCAACCTCCTTGCCGAAAGGCTTGGACACGATGCCGAGCAGTGAATCCGCGAACTCGGGGCGCCACGGAGCGACCTTGAGGCGGCGGTTATATTCCTTGACGTCCTCGCCCTCATAGCGCGGAAGGTACTTCTCGCCAGCAGCCCGAACCGCCACAGCGCCCGTCAGGATGGCGTCGATCATCTCCCACGTCGGGAGCATGCGCTCTCGCGCCGCCGACGATGTTCCGACGTTGGCTTTCTGCATCAGCGCGCCACCCGATAGAATGCCATCCCAGCGCCGCCAGTCCTGCGGAGCGGGTAGCGATACGCGATCGGGTATCCCGCCGCGTCGACAATGTGATCATGCCCGGACGTCTTGTCGGGCTCGCCGTGCTTGTCGTAAGCCTGTTGCTCGAAAGCCTCGACCAGTGAAGGGCAAGCATCCGTATTGACCTTGAGCCGGCCATCCTTCAACAGCGCATTGACAGCAAGCACCCTGTCCTTGACCGGCGGGTTAATTGCATGCGCGCACACGTGGAATCCAGCCGCGCTAAGAAGCGAGATGTCTGCTCCCGTAGCATCGTTCGACTTGCGGGACCGTCCCGAAGCGTCCGGGTAGACGATGATGGCGTGACCGACGTACCGCCGCTTGAGCAGTGCAATCATGGCAGGCGTGTCGAGGACGCCAGTGTGCTCGGCCACAGCATGCGGGCAGTCGTTCCGCAGCACGTAGACCACCGCGGCCATCTTCTGGACGTTGAAGTCCATTCCGATGTGCAATGGCTCGCTGGTTCGGATGGTTTCAGAACTTGCGCACCGGACTCGGTCAAACTCGCTGTAGACTGTGCCGGAGGTGAGGTTGACGAACTCCCCGTCAAGGTAGGCGGCCAGCAGCGAGGTGGGGTAGCTCGCCTCAAGGCTTTCGATATAGCCGGCCGGCAGGTTCTTCGCGTTGCTGCGCGTCGTCGCCTTGATCAGTTGGTAACCCGTCGCCGGGTTGCGCTTCCATCGGTCGTAGACGAACCGGAACCCCTCAGGCGTCGTTACCACGCCGACCGTGTTGAGGCTGCCGTCCGGCTTCTTCTGCCGGTTGCGGCCAATGATCTTGTTCCAGACGTCGCGGGCCTTGTCGGTCGGGAGCGTGTCCAGCTCGTCGACCAAGCTATCGGCCACCTCGTAAGCGATGATGCGCTCCGGGGTGTCCATCGTGCGGAAGATGATCTGCCCGAAGGAGCCGACCTGAATAACAGCGTCGGTCTTCTGGATCGTGTACGGGATGCGCAAGCCGTCGAGCGCCTCGGCAAACCGAGGGAAGCCCATCGTGCGGACGAGGTCGAACGTCGGCAGATAGTAGGCGACGGACTGCTTCGGGTACTTGAGCTTGAGCGCCAGTGCCCGGGCAATCGCCG